CTATTGGTGGATAAGGGACAAGAAGCTGTCAACGGTGCTCTTGATTTGGCTATGTCTTCTGATCACCCTAGAGCATATGAAGTTGCTGGACAACTCATCAAGCACGTAGGTGATGTAGCAGACAAACTTATGGCACTACAGAAGGACAAGAAAAATGTCAAAGAAGAGAGTGCTAAGAAGGTGGTAACTAACAACTCATTATTTGTTGGTAGTACTGCTGATCTTCAGAAGATGCTGAAAGATGCATCTAAAAAATCTACGGATAAATAGTCACATGGCATACCAAAGAAACGACGAAAACTGCGACCCAGTAAGTCCTCAACCAGGAAAAACTACGGTCAACCAATTCTCAGGTAATGAGGGTTGGAGTACAGTAACGTACGAAAATTTCAACGCTGACTATCAAGCTCGCAATACTGATAATACTGCGAGAACACCTGGTACATACCAAGCAAGGAATACTAACAACACTGCTAGAACTCCTGCAGCATATCAGCGTCACGATAAAGACAACAATCCAGTAACAGGATGACGACTAGAATCCCTACAATGTACGGAAGGTACTATGTTCTCACATGCGTATGGCGTGGTAGAGAATTTGATATCACTGTCTTTAGATCTAAGTTACAAAAACTTCAAAGACCTCAAGCACAGCGTATCGCTCAGAGTATCTACCCTAATAGTAAGGTGATCAAGTTTCATGAATCTGATCCTACTGACGGACCTGTTGTATTAGCAACAGAATCTTTAAGACAAGCAAAGATGAATATCGGTAGAGATCCCGATAAGAAAACTTGTTGGAAAGGATATAAGGCAAAAGGAACTAAGATGAAGGGTGGTAAGTCAGTACCAAACTGTGTCAAAGAACTTGCTGACTTTATGGATGAAGCAAAGAAAGGTTCTAAAAAGAAAAAACCCCAAGTGAATGGTGAAGACAAACATGATGCAGGTAACTTACCACCTGTAGTTAATGGTGGTCCAATTGGGGAGGGTGCTGCTTGGACTAAGAAGTCAGGCAAGAACAAAGAAGGTGGTTTAAATGAGAAAGGGAGGAAGTCTTATGAACGTGAGAATCCTGGTTCTGATTTGAAAGCACCATCTAAAAAGAAAGGTAACAAGCGAAGAGCAAGTTTCTGTGCTAGAATGAAAGGCATGAAGAAGAAACTTACTTCTAAGAAGACTGCATCTGATCCAGATAGCAGAATAAACAAATCGCTAAGAGCGTGGAACTGTTAATCATGAAAACTAGAATCGACGAATTACAATCTGAACTCCGTGTAGTAGAGGCATTTCGAGATGTTGGGCGTGCCCAAATCTTGAGATCCATGCTACAATACGAACTACAGAAGGAGGAGTTCAGTCATGAGCGAAGTTCCAGAGGATCGGTTGGATCAGGATTGGATTGATTACGAAGGAGTAATTGGTTACGATCAAATTGAAAAACAATTCACACTTCAGTTACATAGGCACCTATATTGGTTTCCTACGAAACAAGAAGCGGAGGAATACTTAGTGACACATGCCGACTAATACAACAGATTTTTACTTAGGCAATCCCAACCTTAAAAAAGTTGGTGCTGAAATACAATTTACCAAAGAACAGATATCCGAATACCTTAAGTGTAAAGAGGATCCTGTTTACTTTGCTATGAATTATATCAAGATTATATCTCTTGATGAAGGTATTGTGCCATTTAAAATGTGGGACTTTCAACAGGAGTTGATTGAGAAGTTTCATAAACATAGATTTAATATAGCAAAACTACCTCGACAGACTGGTAAGTCCACTACGTGTGTGTCTTATCTACTTCACTATGTTCTGTTCAATGATAATGTTAACGTTGGTATTCTTGCAAACAAATTATCCACTGCTAGGGATTTGCTTGGAAGATTACAGTTGGCATATGAACAATTACCTATGTGGATGCAACAAGGTATAATTACATATAACAAAGGTTCGATGGAGTTGGAAAATGGATCTAAAATCTTGGCAGCGTCTACCTCTGCTAGTGCAGTCCGAGGTATGTCTTTCAACATTATTTTTCTGGATGAGTTTGCCTTTATACCCAATCATATTGCTGAAGCATTCTTTAGTTCAGTATATCCTACTATCACTTCTGGTACCAAGACAAAAGTAATAATCATATCTACTCCTAATGGTATGAATCATTTCTACAAGTTATGGGTAGATGCACAGAAAGGTAGAAATGGATATGCATGGTCTGAAGTTCATTGGTCTAAAGTACCAGGTAGAGATGCAGCATGGAAAGAAACTACTATTGCCAACACGTCAGTCAGACAGTTCACACAAGAGTTTGATTGTGAGTTCTTAGGATCTGTTGATACATTGATAGCAGCATCTAAGTTAAGAACGCTGACCTATGATGATATAATGACCACCAATGCAGGTCTTGATGTATATGAAAATCCTGTAGATCACAATGACTATATTATATGCTGTGATGTATCACGTGGATTAGCACAGGATTACTCTGCCTTTGTGGTTATCAATATTTCCAAAGCACCATGGAGATTAGTAGCAAAGTATAGGAGTAATGAAATTAGACCTATGCTATTACCAAACGTTATCTACAATGTAGCAACCAATTACAATAAAGCACACGTATTAATAGAGGTAAATGATATAGGAGAAGCAGTTGCTTCTAGTTTATTCTATGATGTAGAGTATGAAAACGTATTGATGTGTGCAATGAGAGGTCGTGCAGGTCAAGTAGTGGGGCAAGGTTTCTCAGGTAACAAGACACAGATGGGTGTCAAGATGAGTAAAACTGTCAAAGCACAAGGATGCTCTAACCTAAAGACATTGATAGAGGATGATAAATTAATTGTTAAGGATTACAACATAGTATCTGAACTGACTACCTTTATTCAGAACAAACAATCATTTGAAGCAGATGAAGGATACCATGATGATTTGGTTATGTGTCTGGTTATATTCTCATGGTTGGTACAGCAAGAATATTTCAAAGAGATGACGGATCAGGATATTCGTCGCAGAATATATGAGGAACAGAAGAATCAAATAGAACAAGACATGGCTCCGTTCGGTTTTATTGATGATGGACTGGAGGATGAAAAGATAATAGATCAAGAAGGAAATGTTTGGACTATTGATATGAACAGTGACGATTATACTTTAGATGAGTATGGAGATAGAAACTTTATGTGGGAGTATCGCTGAAGAAGCTCCAATTTCTAAATAACTATAGACAAAAATTGATTTATCATCAGGAGTACACGCATGGCTAGCACGCTTCTATCGCCAGGAGTTGAGATTCAGGAAAGAGATCTAACCCTTGGTTCGATTGAGACGGTTGAAGTAAACGTTGGAGCAATAGCAGGACCATTTACAAAAGGACCTGTTCTCACACCAGTTCGCATATCATCCGAAGCTCAACTAATTGACATCTTTGGAGAACCATCTGAAGCAAATGCAGAGACATGGTGGACTGCATCAAGTTTCCTATCATATGGTGGAGTACTTGACGTAGTAAGAGCATCAACATCTGGTCAGTTAACAGCATCTGACGATGCAGTAACTTCTCCATATACTCTTTCTATAGCAACTAAAGAAATATACGAAGAAACATACTTCTCAGCAGCAGCGAACCCATTTAAGTGGGCTTCAAGAGATGTAGGATCTATGTCAAACTCAATTAAGGTTGCAGTTATCGACAAAGGAGCAGACGTTCAGTTAACACTAGACGGTTCCTTAGCAGTATCAGCAGTTGGAACACAAGTTCAGAACACAGCTTCTACAAAGAGTGGATACATCTATGCGTGGGATGCTACCACTAATACAGTTTCAATAATTACTTCTGATACTTGGGACACTAGTGACGTTGTAGAAAACGGTGTTACTGATAGAAATATCTCAGCAGTTGCTGACTGGTATGATAATCAAACAGTCTTTACTGGACTACCTTGGTCATCAATCGGTCCTCGTCCTGGCACTTCACCTTATGTTGCTGCTCGTGGCGGTGCTAATGATGAAATGCACGTTGTAGTATATGATTCAACTGGTGGAATTACTGGAGTACCAAACACTTTACTTGAGAAACACACATATGTGTCTAAAGCAAATAATGCTAAAACTTCACAAGGTGCAGGTAATTACTATCCTTCCGTAGTTCTTGAGAAATCAAACTACATCTTCTGGGGTTCACATGAAACTGCAGTATATGATGTAAGTGCTAACCAAGCAGCTAATGGTGGTAACATTGCTGGTACTAGTAACGCAGGTTCAGATAGTACAACAACATTTGATTTATTTGGATCACCTAAGACTTACACTTTCCAAAAAGGTGCTGAGTCTGGTACTGCAACCTCAGGAGAAATCATTTCAGCACTTCAAGAGTTTGCTGATACTGAAACAGTTCAGGTTGATTACATTATTATGGGTCCTGGAGATTCTTCAAGTAAATCCAATACACAGGCAATTGCTGCCAAGGTATTACAGATTGCCGACACTAGAAAAGATTGTATTGGTTTCCTTTCTCCATTCAGAGGAGATGTTGTTGGAGTAACAAACTCTGCAACACAAACAACAAACGTAGCTGCTTTCTATGCTAACCTTCAATCCACATCATTCGGTGTGTTTGATAATACATGGAAATACATTTACGATAGGTTTGCTGATAAGTACAGATACATTCCATGTAACGGAGACGTTGCAGGACTATGTGCTGAAACTACTGCAAACGGATTACCTTGGTTCTCACCTGCAGGTTTAAATCGTGGTTCACTTAAGAACGCTGTTAAACTAGCATATTCACCAAGCAAATCAGAAAGAGATTCATTATATCAGAAGAGAATCAATCCAATTACCAGTCTACCTGGTCAAGGCATTGTTCTTTTCGGTGACAAAACAGCTCTCGCTTCACCATCTGCATTTGATCGCATCAATGTTCGTCGTCTTTTCAATGTGATAGAGAAGACAATCGGAAATGCTGCGAAGGGAGTACTTTTTGAACTCAATGACGAATTCACACGTAACAACTTTAAGAATGTTGTTGAACCATACCTCAGAGGTGTACAAGCCGAAAGAGGTCTCACAGACTTCTTGGTTATATGTGATGACACCAATAATACAGGTGATGTCATTGACGCTAACGAATTTAAGGCAGATTTCTTTATCAAGCCTTCACGTTCGATCAACTTTATCACACTGACTTTCATAGCAACACGTACTGGCGTTAGCTTTGAGGAAGTCGTCCCTCGCAGATAATTAACGGAGCAATTTAACAATGGCAAGCCCACTAGGTATTTTAGAATTTCAGAAAGCAATTAGAGGAGGTGTACGTCCTAACCTTTTTAAGGTAGAACACGCATGGCCTTCTGCTGACACTGGTTTAACTTCACCAACCATTTCAGGAGCAACTGCTTCTGGTGCTGAAGTTACATACATGTGTAAGTCTGCTGCATTGCCAGCAACTAATGTAGGTACAGTTGAACTACCATTTAGAGGACGTGTTATCAAAGTTCCTGGAGACAGAACTTATGAAACATGGACTGGTACATTCTATATGGATGACGCATTTGCACTAAGAAGTGCTTATGAAAAATGGATCGAACTAACTAACGCAGTTGACAAAAACACTGCATCAACTGACATAGTTGATATATTTGAAGACATCAAAATCACACAACTTGATAAGTTTGGTGGTCAAGGTAAAGCTGATGGTAAGTTGAAAGAACTACGTGTATACAAATTAGTATCTGCATTCCCAGTTTCAGTGTCACAGGTATCTCTAGCATATGACAACAACGACTCTTATGAAGAGTTTGATGTTGAGTTTGCTTATCAGTACCATACTTCTGAAGGAGGAGATGGTGGCAACGACACAGTTGATAGTCCTGGAACCACCTAAATAGTAAGGTAAAGAAACCAAAATATTATGGCAGAGTTATTCGGTTTCTCGTTTAAGAAGAAAGCGGTCAAGGAGCGTGCCCCGTCTCCTGTCCAACCTTCTAGCGAGGACGGAGCTACTAGTTATATTGCAGGAGGTTACTATGGTCAGTATCTTGATCTAGACGGTAACTT